ATTTGATAGTAAACTACCATCACCTATAAAATAATTAGCACTTGCAGCATTGCCTAAATTAGCATTACCTGATGTAATGTTACCTATTACAGTTAATGATGTTAGGGAACCAACTGAGGTTATATTAGGTTGTGCGGCGGTGTATACGGTATCTGCAACTAATGCATTTGCTACTTTACCAGTAACATTGGGACCTGTAATATTTGATAGTAAACTACCATCACCTATAAAATAATTAGCTGTTGCGTCATTACCAAGTTTAGCATTGCCTACATCTGCAATCACTAATGAAGTTAATATGCCTAAACTTGTAATATTTGGCTGACTTGCAATTGTTACATTACCTGCATAAGCAGAATAGTTTGCGTTACCTACTGTGCCGTAAATATTGCTTGCATTGATATATGTTATACCAATGCCGTTACCTATAAAGTTTGCTTCTACATTGTCAACAGTTAATGTGTTAGAAGTATTATTGTATGTAAAATTTGCACTAGCACCAAAACTATTGTTATTGTTAAACTGAACTTGTTGGTCGCTTCCTGCCAAACCACTTGACCAACTTAATCTACCAGATCCATCTGTAGAGACAAATTGCCCAGCATAACCGCCGTAGATTTTAACGTTCCCAATTAGTCCTAAATTAGAAATATTACTTACAATAAGTGCATTAGCAACAATATTTCCGTCATCATCGATAACGTCAATAATTGGTTTATCTACCCCGTTCCCTACTGAGAACCCTGCTTCTGAATTAAATTTTTTAAGTGCCATATTTGTATCGTTATGGGGTTACTATTATATTGTTTTAAACTGTGTTGTCCACACAGTTGAGTTACTGCTTGCAGGAGTTACGGTTAAATTAATTGCATCAGCAGAACCGTTGTATGCTACATTTAATACGCCAGTTGATCCACCTAGTGTAACTGTACCATAAACCGAATAATCTACTGCAAAACCATTATGAACCACTGACACTGATGCTACACTATATTTAGAGCCTAAACTTTCTTCACCCTTTACAAAAAATTCTACGCCACGTATTCCTGCGATAGGCACAGATGCGATAACTTGCCCCGGTAATGTTGAAGTTGTTGTTGTAGTCGAATATCGAATTGCAGTAAGACCGATGAAAACATTACCAGTTGCGGTTATGTTGCCATCAGTTTTAATATTGCCTGTTACGTTTGCATTACCATTTACTTTTAATCCTGAGCTTGAAATAACTGCAACATTTGGTGTACCTGCTGCACTTATATTAACATTGCCATTTTGTACTACTGATATATTACTTGTACCATTTGATATTGATGAAGTAACTGGAGTACTAAAATATATTGCGCCTGAACCATTTGTAGTTAAAACCTGACCAACTTGTCCATCAACTGTAGGGTAAGCGATGCCACTTGCAGTCAATGAATCAACTGTTGTTGATCCTTGAATGGTTGCTGATCCTGAAACGGTTAATCCAGTTAGTGTTCCTAAACTTGTTATTTGTGGTTGTGAGCTAGTTGTCACTGTACCTGATAAATTGCCAATAAACGAACTAGCCCTAATATTTGCTAATCTATCTTGGGTAACAACATCTCCGGCAAAATCAGTTACATTGCTTGAAGCTACAAATTCACCAGTACCTGACTTCCATCCAAAGAATTGATTTTGTACTCCGGAACCATCCGGTTTATAATTCTGTAATAACAGTCCTCTATCTTTCCCATCGTACACAGTAGAATTACCACCATTAAGATCACCACCTAATAAAATTAGGGGATCCTTAATAGATAGTGAGGATACATTGATATATTCTGTGCTTCCACCTACCGTCAAATTACCGGAAATAGTAACATTACCCAATGCATTTATTTCAGTAGATACTGATAAGACGTTTGCACTAAGTGTGTTTTTAACATTAGCATTTGCTGTAGTTAATACATCATTTATACCAGTAACTTTGGCATTACCTACGAATAAATTTGCTCCTAGGTATATGTTATTCCATTTATAATTTGTGCTGCCTAAGTCGTATGTAGAAGTTACGTCAGGTGCCAAATCACTAATTACACCACCGGTTACTCTTAATTTAGATGTAGTTATTGTATCCGATATAGAAATATTAGAGCCAGTATACAATACTGAATCAACTGAACTTACTCCTTTTATAGTATTATCTAAACCAGATAAAGTAATATTATTAGAAACTAGTGTTTTGTTTATAACCGCGTTGTTAGCCGATATATATGTTGTAGCAGTGATGGTTCCAATTACATCAACACCGTCGGGTGTGATTGTTGCTATTGCAGGAACACCGCTAATGTTAAATTTGATATTAGAATTTTGTAATATTTGAATATTACTTGAGCCATTTGATAACCTATCAGTTTCAATGGTTTTAAATCCCAAATTACCTTGACCATCAGTTACTATTACTTGATTTGGAGTACCATCAGTTGACGGATACAACAGTCCTGAAGCAATCAAATGACGAATAGTTGCAGTATCTTCAACTCTTAAGTTACCACGTACATTTGCATTGTTAGATACTACAATATTGTTTGAAACAGCTATGTTTGATGCATTTGTAAGACCAGTGACATTTAAAGTTGTTAGTGTACCAAGACTAGTAATATTAGGTTGTGCTGCTGTAGTTATCAAACCTGAAATATTTGCAGATGCATTTATGTTTATTACATTAAGGTCACCGTTAAGTGTTAAAACATTTGAATCTTCATCAAATATGAGGGCGTCACTAGACCCTGCAATTCCATGATCATTGTACAGTACTGCTTTATTCAATCCAGGAACAACAATATTACCTGAAATATTACCTATAACGTTACCTATAAAATAAGGCGCAGTAACATTACCACTTGCAGTAATCTTACCTCCAACTTCTAATGTATTAGTAACTGGATTCCATACTAACCTAGGAGTAGAATCAAAATTTCCAGCATTACCAAATTGCAGTTGAAAATCTGAACCGGCTGGCATTTGAAAGTCCAATGGGGTTCCATTGGCGTAGTAATAGTGGTCAGTGTATATTCCAAAAGTAACTACATTACCTGATATACTTGCATTACTTGTAGTAATGTCACCATTTGCCAAAATGATGTTTGTTGGGTTTTCTCCTACTGAGAAACCAGCTACCGAATTAAATGCTTTTATTGCCATTTTTTATTATACCTTATTCTTTATAAGATGTGATTTGTATTTTATAATTTGTCATATTACTTGTCATTGGTCTGACTGTTAATAATACGTCACCATTATTATAGTCTACTTTAAAATCACCCACTCCACCGTTTAAATCAAGAGTACCAAATTCTAAGTATTCTACTGTACTACCTAAAACTGCTGCAAAAAGTTTGCTTACTTGCCTAGTATTCGCAATACTATCAGTTGCGATTATCATATAATCTATAGAAGCTATACTGCTAGCAGGGGTTCTTAATAATACTTGATCTGCCATAGAACTCGCTGTCGTAGCGAACAAAACACGTGATGTACTAAACTGATTATCTCCAGAGCCTACTGTGACACTATTGGCTACTAGGTCGCCATTTATAGTAACTACTTTTGTGGTTGGATCATAGGAAAAATTTCCATTGCTCTTTGCAGTGCCCAAATCACTATATACTACTCCATTATAGGGACCAGGAACAATTAAGTTACCTGTTATGTTACCTATTAAGTTACCAATAAAATTATAAGCGGTTACGTTTCCAGTAACAACAATAGCATTTGAAGCATTGAGGTCTACCACATTACCAACATTTGCAGTTAAGTTACGACTTGAATCTATGAAAGGTAACGGCGGGATACCTGTCGAAAAACCGCCTGCTGAATTAAATGGGTCTGCCACAATGTTTCCTAAATTAGTTATTCTATTAGTTATTTATCATTTTGTGCCCAACAAAAAAGCACACTTTGTACAAACAGTGTGCTAATTTTGTCTTCCCATCCCGTTGAGAATTCATAGTGTATTTAGTATTGTTACTGTAATTTTATGGTTTTATAATTGATTCTGCAACATATTTTATGCGTACTAGTCTGCTGCGTTTAAATATTTTATCCACAAAAAAAGGCACCGAAGTGCCTTTTTTTACTTTGTAATAAATTACAAAATTTAGATCATTGGAACGTTAGATTACTCATGCCAATTTCACCAACGTAGTCAGCCGCATTCCCAAACGAACTTGCGGTATTAGTTAGCTCGATGTAGCCGTAACGTGTCATAAATGATACGACTGGCTCGAATGTTGACGGATCTAGAACAACACCACTACTCATCAATGGAATGTATGGGCAATAGAATGCTGCTGCGTCTGTCTCTGATGAACCTTTATAACCAACCAATACTGGTGTGCTATCAGGAGCATAGCTATCAACGAATACACGCATTGCGCCATTTAATGTGCCAACAAACTTAGTGTTTGTAGGTGCTTCAAATGTGCCTTCTGTTGTACGTGCAAATGCTGAAGTTGTAGCTGACTGTAATACTGTCAATGCTGCTGATGAAACAACTGCCCAGTTACCTGCACCACGACGTGTGCGTTGAGCGATCTTGTTAGCAACACGATTGATTAGAACAGCTAAAGCAGCGTGTTCGTCACCAACGTATGTAGCTGTACCAGATACAGTAGCTTGGTTAAATGTTTCTTCAGTTGTAGCTAAAGTGCGTAATGACAATAGAATTTCTTGGTCGATTTCAGCAGTGATTTCTTGTGCTAAAGCGGCCATGATTTCTGCTTCAACGTCAATACCATGTTGTGATTGAGCGTCTTGTGCAGCTTCGAATGTCCAACGTGCTTGTAACTTACGTGATTTGGCTTCGACAGCCTGACGTAAGATTTGTACGCTGATCTGCTTACCACCATTGCCCTCTAAACTAGCAGTACTACCGCCAGTATAGCTGGATGTTGAACCAGTAGCTTGTGGTACAGTTGAATAAGCCTGAGCAATTTTGAATGGGCTCAATGCTTCTTCGCCTGCTGTAACTGATGTACTAGCTGCTGAGTTGTCTGTTAAACCCTGAGCGTAACGTACACGTAATGTATGAATCTGTCCAACTGGACCAGTCATTGGCTGAACGCCGACTAGTTCGTTAGCGATAACTGTTGGCATTACACGACGGATAACAGGTAGAATTACACGGTTAAGTGTAGCAATGTTACCAGCTGTGGTTGTACCAGAGCTTGATTCTTTTAATAATGACTTGCGAGTGTTTTCTAAAATAACACTCATTGTTGAGCGGCGTGTGCCCTTAAGACCTTCTAACAGAGCTTCTTTGGTCTCATCCCAACGGCTTTCTAAGAGTACTTGTGACATAATATATTTCTCCTAATTCGTATGTCTATTAAAGCCCTGCCAAACGTTTGATATCGATTACGTTGTCACGTACTTCGGTATCAACTGGTTGTTTAACGGCAGCTTTATCCCCAGTTACAACAATACTTTCTGATAAAACAGCTTTTTTAACTGGTTTATCAATTGAGTTATTGAGTACTGCTGGTAGATATTTGTCGAAGGCAACTTTCAATTTTGGTGTCTGTGTGCCTTCTAGTAAGTTCTTCATTAAAGTTGCTTTTTCTTCGTTTAATGGACTTAGCAATTCAGCTAAAGTCTTTTCACGTAGATTGCTTTCTTTAATAATACGAACTTCACGTTCCTTGTTTTCAACTAATTTTTCTAGTTGAGTTTTACTGTTAATGGATTCAGCTAATTGAATATCTTTTTCTAATAGTTGGTTCATTAACTTGCGAGTATCAGCTTTTTCATTTAAATGAGTTACACTGAATTCACTTGCAAATGATTCAAATATCTTACGACCAAAATTGTTCTCCCGAGCAACTTTGATATCTTCTTTCAATTGGCTTATTTCACCCTTTAGATGTTTGGTTACAGCAGTGTTCATACGTTTGGCACTTTCACTAACGAACTTAGTTTTAAGTGCTACAAGTTGTGTACGACCTTCAGCAACTAACTTAACCTTGGCTTCAACTACAGCTTGTTTGTCTTGTGCGAATTCTTTAATTTCACGTGCAAGAGCATGAACAATAAATTGCTCTAACTTTTGCTGACTTTCAAGTTGTACTTTACGATCACTACGTAGTTCTTTGATTTCTTCTGCTAATTTTGTTACCATGAAATCATTGAATTTGTTAGCGTTTTCACGTAATGCGATTTGAGCTTTTACTCGGTCTTCATTCATTGCTTTTCTATCACTATGAAATTCATTGATTTCATCTGATAAACTTTCTGTTACCATTTTATCTAGGGCTTCTACCATTACATCTTTGTCGTGTTCATAACGTTGTGCAAATTCCTCGCGGAGTTCTGCACGTACTTGTTCACGGGCTTCATTTAACTTTGATTCCCAAGCTTCGTTTATGGCGATGCCTGTTTCTTCGTTAATGATTCCTGTTTCTAACAATGGTTTGATAGCATCTAGCATATCTTTTCCCCTATTTAATCTTGAGATCGTTTATTAAACGAATTACTTCGCTTTTTAAATATCTCTGTACTTTTGTGTTACCGCCTGCTTCTTTTGCCATTTCAAACACTTTATGTCCATGTCTCATGTTCATGAGATTTTCATAAATTGCTTTTGGATATGCATTGGGAGCTGAGGGCTGGGCAACAATATCTACAGTGACAATTTCAAAGTCACTGACACGGCCATTAGCATCATCTACGTTTCCGCTTCCTCTGCTACTTACACCTAGTTTGACACCACTCTCCAACATTGTCTTTACTAACTGACCCATTGGAGTTGGTAGAATTTTGAGTTTGCCAAAACCATTAGGACCATCCATCCACATATTTGTTATCATGTGACTTACACGGTCTAAATTGATTTTGAGGTCATCTGGGTGATCAACTTCACCTAGAACACTGTGACCTTCGGAAATTTGTTGATTAAGAGTATCTACTGCGGTTTCAATTTCATTTACGGGATAAACACGCTCATTAGCATTTTTAACACCGCCTTGGATAAAAATCCCTTTCATGTAAAGAGATTTTTTATCACCCTCGCCATCACTTTCGACCACTATGTTAGCGCGGTCGAAAGTGAGATTCTCCTTAAGATACAAAGCCATGTCTCTTAGGTTTCCTTATTATACTTTTTTCTTTGTTGCTTTTTTGCCTTCAGCAACTGGACTCTTTGTGTTAACTTGAGTTGCTTGTGCTGTGTGTGGCTTAGGAGCTGCTTCAGTTTTTGCGCCTTTATGAGCTGGAGAATTTTTCCAATCATTAGCGTGTTTTACTGATGTCTCGCCCTTTGTTCCATAGTTACCAGGAGCTTTTGGTCCTGTTGGAACTGTTTCTGCTGTACCAGTCATGTTAACTGCTTTAGCACCAGTCTGTACAAC